ACTGATGCCAGAAAATAAGGGGAGCAGAAACGGACAGGGAAAACATCAGAAGAGCAGAGAATGAGTAGATAGATAATAATGATATAACAATATATTCATTCGTTGATTGATATATGAATGATTAAAGAATGATGAATGAATGATAAACAAATGATAAAGGACAGACACGGACGGTGAAGACGATGGTAAATCAATTATTTAGTTATTTAATGTACAGAGTCCGTCGCCCCCCCCGAAGTTTACACAAATTATTTTAATAAAAAGTTAATGAACCCCCCTATATGCAGAAATGATGCCCTTTCCGGGGGAACGGTGCGGGGGAGTTTGGAAAAACGCTAAAAGGTTCGGACAAAGGGGGAAATGATATAACATTCAAAATCGATCCCTGTATTTTCCGGAAATTCCGGGAAAAATCTACTGTATAATTATATCGTCGAAAGAATCGACCAATACAGAAAACAACAAGAGGTGACTGCGCGCGGTTGCCTCTTTTGTATTTCTGCCAATCACAAACAAAAAGGATGGGCGAATTGGGATATACCTCTTTTTGTAGAGAAAACCAACCGTCACAACCTTTTCACGGGCCTGTAGCTCAGTTGGTAGAGCATCTGGCTGTTAACTCGAAGCGCGCAGGTTCAAGTCCTGCCGGGCCCGCCATCTTTTTTCTCCTAATGTGCAGGTGAAGCTTAAATGAACACTTTTAGCTTGCTTGTTTCCGCACCCGCGTTTTCTTCGCCTGTGCATTAGGGGAGGAAAGCAAGCTATGTACAACAAGACAGGCGCCCGGAATTTTGCCCTGAGATTCTATAAATCGAAGGCGTGGAAGCATAAGTCAAAGACTTATCGACAGGCGCATCCACTTTGCGAACGGTGCCTGGCAAAAGGTCTTTATACTCCGGCGGAGCTGGTGCATCACAAGAAGCACATCACAGAAGAGAACCAGTATGACCAGAACATTTTGTTCAGCGACGAGAATCTGGAAAGTCTGTGCAGAAAATGCCACGGCGAAGAGCACAGCGGCAACGAAAAGGCGAAATTCGACATGGAAGGGAGGCTGATACTGTGAAAGCGAAATCCAAAGAGTTCTACAAAAAAAGGATCATCAAGGACATGACAGAGCTGGGGATCTATCGGCCACAGTTTGACCAGCAGATAGAACAGCTGGCTATGACCTATTACATGCGGGACTTGAACCTGCAGCAATGGGAAGAGGCTGACGGCTTCGCGCAGTTCATCCCCTACACGAACAAAGCCGGAGCCACAAACATCAGCAAACACCCCGGATACCTCAACAACCTGCAGTACGGTGAACAGATACTGAAATACCTGAAATCCCTGGGACTGACCCCGACGGATGCAAAGAAGCTGAATATCTCTCTGGATACGGAGAGCGATGACTTTGACGACTTCGTCACTTGATGAATTTACCTATCTGCAGGAATTCAAACAGGACATAGCGGATGGCAAATATGTTCTGGGTCAGTGGATGCAGCTCAATATCCAGTATGTGGAAAAGTGCTTGTCAGAAGGTAAATGTCTGTATGATCCACTGAAAGCAGAGAAGAAGATCCGGTTTATAGAAACGCAGTGCCGTTATGTCGAAGGGCGCTCAGGTCCTTTCCTGCTTGAGAGCTGGCAAAAATACATCGTCGCCTGCATTTTCGGTCTGGTTGATGAAGACGGATTCCGGCACTTTACGGAAATCGTGCTCATCATCGGGCGAAAGCAGGGGAAATCCACTTTCGCAGCAGCTCTGGAAATGACCATTGCTTATACAGAACCTGAGCTGGGTATGCAGCTGTACAACCTCGCTCCCAAGCTGCAGCAGGCAAACATCATCTATGACCAGACTCTCCTGATGATCGCCAAAAACAAGACAGCCTCGAAACTGGGAAAAAAGCGACGCTCAGATTTCTATATTGCAAAGACCAACACAAAAATCTCCCCGCTGGCTTTCAACTCCAAGAAGTCAGACGGCTTCAACCCATACTTTGCCTGCTTCGATGAATTTGCAGCGTGGGAAGGTGTCAAGGCGGTAGACATGTGGAACGTTATGCTGTAAGCCCAGGGCGGGCGGCATGATCCAATTAACCTGGCATGTTCGACGGCGAACTTCATTGACGGCGGGCTTTACGATGAACTGTTTCCCAGATGCACCTCCGTGCTGTTGGGGACTTCTGAAGAAGAAAACCTCCTGCCTTTCCTGTTCATGATTGATGACATCCAGAAATGGGACGACGTTCAGGAGCTGAAGAAGGCGCTGCCAAACCTTGGCGTTTCTTTCTTTGAGAAGAACCTCCAGAAAGAAATCCGAAAGGCTCACGCAAGCCCGAGCTATAAAAATGAGTTCATTTGCAAATACTGCAACATCAAGATGAACACAGTAGCTGCATGGGTCCCGCAGGAAGCAATCAGGCTTTCCCAGGGGGATGTCATAAAGCCCGAAGATTTCCAGAGAATGGCGTGTGTCGGAGGAGTGGACCTGTCTCAGACCACCGACTTGACCAGCGCCTGCGTCGTCATCAACTTCGAGGGTGTTAATTATGTATATTCGCACTTCTGGATACCGGCAGGCAGGCTCAAGGACCTGACAGAGAGGGACAACGTTGATTACTCAGCGATGGTATCACATGGATTTCTGAGCCTGTCCGGCGATAAATTTGTGGATTACAAAGACGTAACCAAATGGTTCGTGGATCTCCGCAAGGAGTACAAGCTGAACATCCTTGTTGTCGTATACGACAGGTACAGTTCAACCTACTTCGTCGATGAGATGAAGCAGCAGGGGTTCCTGATGGATGATGTCAATCAGGGCACGAACCTGAGCCCGATACTGACCGAGTTTGAAGGACTTATCATGCAGGGACTCATCCAGACAGGAACGAATGGCCTGCTGCAAAGCCACATCCGAAACACTGCTATCAAGCGCGAGGCGGATGGCAAGAGGATGCGGATGCTCAAGATAAGCGAAACAAAACACATTGACGGGATGGCAGCGCTGATTGACGCTTTGACCGTCAAATCGAAATACAACGATCAATACAAGTGGATACTGGAGGGCAACAAGAAACGTGAATAACTTCCTGACCAACATGTTCCGACACCGAAGGAACAGAGACCCCGCACCAGGGGAACAGATGCCATACGGGACACAAATCACCATCCCGGATTTTCTGATGCAGATGCTGAGTGGGCAGATACAGACAGACCTGACCGGCAATAAGTATCTGAGCAGGGATATCTATGAACTGGCGCTGGCAAGGGCCTGCATCAACAAAATCGCCACAGAGTGCTCGAAAGCGACGCCGACGCTCACAAAGCCGAATAAAAGGGTGGAGTATTTTGTAAGCAAATACCCGAACCCGTACCAGACGGCGAGTCAGTTCATTTACCAGCTGGTGACCATCCTGCTGGCAGAGAACAACGCTTATGTCATCCCGATCCTGGATGAATTCGGCAAGACTTCCGGCCTGTGGGCTGCCAGCCCTGACTCCTGCGAAATCGTGGATGTGTACGGACAGCTGTGGCTCAAGTACTAAACCGGGGACGGCCAGAAACAAATCATCGAGTACGAGCTGTGCGGGCATCTGCGAACGATGCAGAACAAATCGACTTTGATGGGCGAAAACAACGCTCCGTTTAAGAAGGTGGCTGCGCTGTATGAACAAGATCTGGACAAGTCCATGGAGAAGCTGGCGGCCAGTGAGTCGCCTGTCCAGTGGGTCGGTCAGCTGAACGCGCCTATCGTGGATGATGAGGCTCTGAAAGAAGAACAGGACAGACTGAACAGGCTGAACCTGAAAGGGAACAAAACCGGCACCTTCCTGTATGACAACCGCTATACCCGGATGGACCAGGTCTCAAAAGAGACCAGCATCATGTCTCCTGACGATATCAAGCAGATGTAGAATATGGCTTACAGCTACTGGGGGGTCGGCGAAAAGCTGCTACAGAATGCCTACACGGAGGATGAATGGAACGGCTTTTACCAGTCCAGAATCGAACATATCCTGATACAGATAGGTGAAGTCCTGACAAAGGTCGTTTTCTCCAGGAACCAGATCATGGATGGGAACGCCGTCGAAATGGCATCCAACCGGCTGCAGTATGCCTCAATTAAATCCAGAATTGATGTGGCTTTCGGAACTTATGACAGAGGTATGGCGACCATGGACTCCAGCCTGGACATCCTGAACCTGCCACCGCTGCCAAATGGCGAGGGAGCACACAGATATATCCGCGGCGAGTACCGGCAGGAAGGCACTCCCGCAAAGAGCGAGAGAAAGGAGGAAAACGATGACACAGGAAACGACCCAGGAAGTGATGCAGCGAAGCCTGACATTTCTGCCCGTGAACTCCGAGACAAAGAAAAGGATCAAGTCTGATTACTATGTCGAAGGGTACGCCACAACATTTGACAAGTATGTCCTGATGGAGCGGAATGGCCGGAAGATCTATGAAGAAGTCGCCCGCAACGCTTTTGATGGGGCGGACATGAGCGACGTTCTCTTCCAGTTTGACCATGACCAGTTCGTTTATGCGCGAACAGGCAATGGTTCGCTGGGCATCGAAGTGGATGACCATGGCCTGTTTATCTGGGCAGACCTGTCCAGAACGAGTCGGGCCAGACAGCTGTATGAAGACATCCAGGCTGGAAACATCACACAGATGTCAATCCGATGTCGGGCTGCCACGTCCTTTGATGGTGAGACGCAGACGATTGAACGGGTCTCCAAACTGATTGATGTGTCCGCGGTTTCTATCCCCGCAAACAACCACACAGAGATCATTGCCCGTAAGGTGAACGAATTCGACAACGAGCGCCAGCGGAAGAAACTGGCACTCAAACTGAAAGTAAACACAGAGAGGTAAAAATATGGAAAACATCAAAACAGCAAGCGTCGAGCAGATCATTGCCCGACTTGCAGAGATCCAGACCGAAATGGATAAGGATGATGCAGATCTGGACGCTCTGAACACCGAAGCTGATGAGCTGCTGGCTCGCAAGGCAGAGCTGAAATCCGAAGCAGAGGAAAAGGAACTGAAGCGCAGCGCGCTGCTTAACCGACTGAATGAGGGAACAGTGGTTGCCAATCCCGTTTCTCCGAAAAAGGAAGACGATGACATGCTGGAGCGCAAAGCCTTCATGGACTACGTCATTTCTGGAAAAACTCCGGAGGCTGGTGTCCTGCAGCGGGCTGATACAGCCGGTGTATCTTCTAACCTTGGAGTGCTGATCCCAAATCATGTTCAGCAGGAAATCATCCAGGAAGTCAAAAAGATTCACGGTCGGCTGTATGGAAAAGTCAAGCACCTGAACCTGCCGGGAGGCGTTGAGTACCCGATTGGAAGCTTCGAAGCCACATTCAAACGGATCACTGAAACCACTGTTTCTGACCGGCAGACCCCGGGTGGAATCACCGGGTCTATCATCTTCAAGTACAACATTGGAGAGATCCGGCTGTCCCGCACTCTGCTGCAGACCGTGCTGTCTGTTCCAACATTTGAAGCTGAACTGGCAAAAGTCATTGCCGAGGCTTATGTCAAAGCCATGGATGAAGAAATCCTGACTGGCGACCCTACCAAGCAGCAGCTGGAAGGCATCCTGACTAAGACCGGCATCAAGACCATCGAGATCAATGAGGACGAGATGAAGGATTGGAAGACTTTCCAGAAAAAGATCATGGCAAAGCTGCCCCTGGGCATGAAGAACAAGCCTTATGAGTACATCATGTCCAACTGAACCTTTGAAGGTAACATCATGACTTTGGCGGACGATAACAACCGTCCTGTCTATACGGAGACCGTCAACCCGGTTGATGGCTGGGTAGACGCCCGCATCAAAGGCCACGGTGTGACTCTGGTTGAACCTGAGTTGCTGCCCGACTTCGATACCGCTGCAGCCGGCAAAGTGTTCGCTGTTCTGTGGGTACCGGGTGAG